ATATGTCATGTACATAAGCTATAAAATTGATAACGCTAAAAATTTTTTAGAACTGGCCAAGGTGATTATTAAAAACACTTTATCAGTTACAGCAGGATATATATTAATAAAAATCAAAGAAATGAAATAGACAGGAGGAAATATGACAGAAAAAGAGCTGGACATACTGGCGGATAAAGTTAGGGAAAAGCTTTCGAGAGGACCCTTGAAAAAGGATAGATATAAAGAAACAGAGGCGATGTTAAGATCCTACACAAATTACAGGAACGTGATACGGATGAACAATGACCGTATTGAAGATATAATCAGAAACGGACTGGGGGAGATAAGGAAATCTAGAATTGAAGAAAATGTACAGGGAGGCATGAAGAAATTTGAAGGACTTCCGGAAAAGGAACTTGAAAAGATAGAACACATTAAATCAGAAAATCTGAAAATGGAAAAAAGAATCATAAGGGTAGAAAATGCTATGGAAAATATCAGAAATGACAGGTACTCTGAAATAATAGAACTGAGATATTTTAAAAACTGGACAATTGAAGAAATTGCAGAAAAATTAAATGTCGACAGAAGAACTGTCGGAAGAAACAGAACAAGACTAGTAAAATCAATGCAGTACGACCTTTTTCCTGAAGTTTTCCTAGATTGATAATTAATTTCATTTTAATCAAAATGTCCCATTCGTGTCCCAACCATGGTATTTTATATGTCCTGTCAATATGTTATAATATGGTATATTGGAATTCTAGGATTTGAGACATAACTTTGTCGAGGCGGGATCCATGGGCCATACGCCAGGCTATCAGAGACAGTGTAAAAGCTGTCTTTTTTATTTTTCGAGAAACGAGGTGAAGACATTGACAAATAAGCAGAAGGTTTTCGTAAATGAATATCTGAAAGATCTTAATGCCACAAGGGCATACAAGACGGCATACAAAAATATAAAAAGTGAAGAAACAGCAGCAACTAACGGAAGCAAATTGCTAAGAAATACCAAGGTTGCTGAAGAAATACAAAAAAGAATGGACGAAAGAGCGAAAAGAACAGAAATAACACAGGATAAAGTGCTTAAGGAAATAGCAAGACTGGCATTTACGGATATAACTTCGATTGTCAGTGTCAAGAAGTTCAAAACTAACATAGGGGAATATTCAAAGGTTGTTATAAAAGATTTTTCAGAGCTAACAGAAGATCAGAGAGCATGTATTTCAGGAGTGAAGGAAACCAAACTTGGAATTGAAGTAAGTTTCTGCAGTAAAGAGAGGGCACTGGAATTATTGGGAAGACATCTCGGAATGTTTAACGACAAGCTGCAGCTTTCGGGTGAAGTCAAGACGGGTAACCCTTTTGCAGGTCTGACAACTGAAGAACTGAAGGAAATAATTAAAAATGAGAAATAGGGAGCTTATAAGACAGGCAGAACTGGAACTTGCAAGGCGTGAGTTCTTTTTTTATTGTCATCTGATGTCACCTGATTTTTATGAAAGCGATAGAATTTATTTGCTAGAACTGTGCCAGGACATGCAGGAATTTGTCGAATCCGAGGACGACGTACTGATTATCAATCTGCCACCGAGACACGGGAAATCAAGGACGGCCACAATGTTCGTCGAGTGGCTGCTTGGAAGAAACTCTTCAAAGAAAATAATGACAGGTTCATACAACGAGACACTGTCAACGGTATTTTCAAAAGCTGTGAGAAATACAATTTCTGAAATAAAGGCCGATCCGGATAAGATTGTTTACAACGACATATTTCCAGATATCAAAATTAAAAAAGGTGATGGGGCAATGAATCTGTGGAGCTTGGAAGGTCAGTACAGTAATTATTTGGCAACATCGCCGACGGGAACTGCGACAGGTTTTGGAGCGGATATAATCATAATTGACGACCTGATTAAAAATGCAGAGGAGGCAAATAATGAAAATGTCCTGGAAAAACACTGGGAATGGTTTACAAATACAATGCTTTCAAGGCTTGAGACGAACGGAAAGATAATAATCATAATGACAAGATGGCACTCAAATGATTTAGCTGGAAAAGCTTATGATGAAATGTTAAGAACAGGGTACAAGATAAAGCAGGTAAAAATGAAGGCCCTTCAGAATGATGGGACAATGTTATGTGATAAAGTTCTCACTTATGAAGAGTATCTGAGAAAGAAAAAAACGATGGGTGAGGATATAGCAAGTGCCAATTATCAGCAGGAACCGATAGACCTTAAAGGGCGTCTATATACATCATTCAAGACTTATGACAGAATAAATTTTGAATTTGACAGGATATGCAGTTACACAGATACAGCGGATCAGGGGAGTGATTATTTGTGCAGCATCATATACGGAGAATATAACAGAGAGGCGTATGTACTAGACGTCTATTATACGAAGGAAGGGATGGAAATCACTGAAAAGGAGACAGCTAGAAGACATTTTGAAAACGAAGTAAATTTGGCCGTGATTGAGAGTAATAATGGTGGACGGGGTTTTGCCCGTAACGTTGAAAGAATTTTAAAATTTGAGCACCACACGAACTCCTGCAGGGTTACATGGTTCCATCAGTCAAAAAATAAAACAGCAAGAATTATATCAAACAGTACATGGGTAATGGATCACATATATTTCCCTAGGAACTGGAGGGACAGATGGCCCGAATATTACTCTGCAATGAATAAGTACCAGAAGGAAGGGAAGAATAAGTACGATGATGCCCCTGATGCAACCACAGGAGTGGCAGAAAGGACAAATGTGAAAGGTAAATACACACTCTAAGGAGATTGGAAATGTTTAATTTTATAAAAAAACTGTTTAGGAGAAATAAAAAGATGGGAAACGAACTTGAAAGATTAATAAACGACTTCATCATGTCAAGAAAAAAGAAGCAGATGGAAGATAGCCATAAATATTACATTGGTCAGCATAATGTACTGAACAGACATAGGGATATGATAAATGAAAACGGAGAACTGGAACCACTTAAGAATGTCAAGGTTGCCAAACTTGTTGATAACCAGTACTCAAAACTTGTTGATCAGAAGACAAATTACCTACTTTCAAAAACTCCCACATTTCAGTCTGACAATGATGAATATACAGAGTCACTGAAGGGTATAATCAATGACAGATTTCTAAAACTTCTCAGAATGGTAGGAAAAGATGCATATAAATATGGCATAGGTTGGCTATATGTATATATTGGAAATGACGGAAAACTTAAATTTAAAAGATTTGACGGTCGTAATGTGATACCCGTATGGAAGGATGAAGAACATGAAGAGCTTGACTATGTAGTAAGGCTTTATACAGTTAAAGAATTCAAGGATGGAGGATTTCAGACGTCAACAAAAGTTGAGGTATATAGGGAAACAGGAGTCGAATACTATAACTGGAATAATTCCCTTATGGTCGACAGGGAACCCGAATCATATCTGAGACTTGAAGATAATAACGGAGATGTGCAGGGGTATAACTGGTTAAAACTGCCTGTAATACCATTCAGATATGATGAGACAGAAACGCCTCTGCTTGTCAGAGTGAAATCCTTACAGGACGCACTGAATGAACTTATATCAGTGATGCAGGACAGGGTGGAAGAAGACCCTAGAAATACAATTCTGATTGTGAAGAACTACGACGGAACGGACTGGAGCGAGTTTAGGCACAATTTAAGAGTCCACGGTGTAATTCCGATACGTTCAGACGAAACGGGAGAAGGTGGAGTCGATTCATTAAAAATCGAAGTAAACAATGAAAATTATAAAGTTCTGGTTGATATATTTAAGAAGGCCATTATTGAAAACGGAAGAGGATTTGACGCAAAGACTGAAACACTTGGAGCTAATCCAAACCAGCTAAATATCCGTTCGATGTACTCGGATATAGATTTGGATGCAAACTCAATGGAAGTGGAATTTAAGGCATCATTTGAAAATCTTATATGGTTTGTAAATAATCATTTAAGAAATACGGGATTAGGTATATCTGAAGACGAAAAACTGGATATAATTTTCAACAGAGATATTTTAGTGAATGAAAGTCAGGCAATTGAAGACTGTCAGAAATCAGTTGGGATATTATCACAGGAAACTATAATCGGACAGCACCCATGGTCAGTGAATGTGGAAGAGGAATTGAAAAAGATTAGAGAAGAAAAACAGGAGAAAATAGAGGATTATGGAGGATTCGGAGAGCATAACCACTTCGATGATATAGATGAGTAAAAATAATTATTGGCAGGACAGATTTATCGAGGAAGAGGAAAGACTCAACAAGATAGCAGGAGACGAATTTCGTAGACAGCAACTGGAATATGAGAGGGCTATATCGAGAATGAACAAGGACATCGAAGTATGGTACAACAGAATAGCTAAGAATAACGATGTATCACTTGCAGAAGCTAAGAAGATGCTTAACGATAAAGAACTTAAGGAATTTAAGTGGACTCTTGACGAATACATCAAACACGGGGAAGAAAATGGAATCAAGAAAGACTGGAGCAGACAACTTGAGAACGCAAGTGCAAGAGTGCACATTGAACGGCTTGAGGCTATGAAGTTACAGGTAAGAGGGGAAATAGAAAAGCTTTATAATGGCCGTGAAAGTGGATTTGAAAGTTATCTTAAAAATCTTTATAAAGACCAGTACAACCGTACGGCTTTTCAGATAGCGAAGGGTACAGGGGTAGGAACTAACATATACAGTTTGAATGACAAGTTAGTAAATACGGTTATTAAAAAGCCATGGGCTCCTGATGGAAAAAACTTTTCTGACAGGATTTGGGAGGATAAAGATAAACTTATAAATACTCTACATACGGAAATGACGCAGGCGTTTATCAGAGGCGACAGTCTTGAAAAACTGGCAGATAAAATAGCCGAGAAAATGAAAGTGTCGAAAGCAAATGCATCAAGGCTGGTGTATACTGAGAGTGCTGCATATTCGAGCAGAGCAAGGCTCAAGAGTTATCAGGATTTGGGTGTAGAAAAGTATGAGATAGTGGCCACACTGGACAGCAGGACATCGGACATATGTCAGGATATGGATGGTAAGGTATTTGACTTGAAAGATTATGAAGTTGGAGTCACTGCGAATCCGTTTCATGTCAGATGTCGTACTACTACAGCTCCATATTTCAATGACATGGAAGGCGAAAGAGCTTCAAGGAATGAGAAAACAGGAGAAACGGAGTATGTTCCAGCGGACATCACGTATAAGGACTGGAAAGAAAAATAT